AAAGTTTCCAAAACCCTCTCCGTCAGTATTTCCTGATGAGATTGAAAATGATGGATTACCAAAATTAATACTAGCTTGTGGACTTCCTGAACCTCTTTTTCCTATATAAGGCATCGCAAAGCCACCAGTTCCGTCAGTTGGTATATCTGTGAAATTTGCATTAGTGCCATTGACGGGGTCAGCCGTATTATTATCAAAACCTTTAAACACACCATTAATAGAAAAAAATAATTTTCCATTGTCCATATCTAAAGCTACTCCTATAATATCTCCAGCAGCCCACCCTTGAAGTGCTGAACTATTTACAAAAGTACCATTACTCCAATAAACTATGCTACTACCTGAACCATTAGAACCTACTAATCTATGAAAAGCTGATGTTTGATTTTCAAAATCAAATACTAATCTAGTATCTGAGCCTGCTAATCCAACAGTTCCTGATGTTTCATGTTGTTTTTGTTCGTAATACCATTTTCCTGAAAGCACTCCCATAGTAGCTCTAAGTCCCATATCATTATCAGCAGAACCATTATCGTTTAATTCTAAATTACCTTCTGCTAAAGAAAAAGTTACGGCTTGTGCATTATCTAAAGGATTTAATGTTGCAAAATTATTAGTGCAAGTATCAGTAGTTTGATCTGTAGCCGCTAAGTTATTAGATGTAAAATCATGATTATTTCCTGATACATCATTTCCTAAATTTGAACTATCTTCAAAGTCTAAATAAAATCCATTAGCACCAAAGGTTAAGTCAGATACATCTTTTGGTTTCCATACGTTTGAATCTTCGTCAAACTCTCCAAAGGAAGTATGGTCTAGATATTGATTATCTAAATAAACTACTTCTGCAAGATAAGCACTTAAATGATTTGAATTACCAACTGCACCTATTTGATGACTAGTGCCTGATTGTATCATTAATGGTACAAATGTTGAATTTTGAGGTGGGTAGCTTGATGAAGCAAAACTTGTTTCTTCAACTCCATTTACATAAATTTTAACTCTATCTGATGCTGTGCTTTGTGAAGTATCTGCTTGAACCACTATGTTATACCAAGCACTTACATCTCTAAAAAGTCTATTTGTAGTAAGTTGACAAGTTCCAGCACTGCCACCGTCATCGGTAAATGAAAAAAACTGTAGTTGATCTGTATTTTGAAACCTAACTATATCAATTTGAAATCCATCTGATGATCTAAAAGCAGAAAATACGTCTTGGTGTGAATCAACTGCACCAAGTTTTGATCTTTTAACCCATACCGAAGCTGTAAATTTTTTTTGTGAATCAGCTGTAGAAGTAAATGTTTTACTTAAGTATGCACTATCTCCAGATTCAAATCTTAATGAGTTAGCAACATCATATCCTGTATCTTTAATGGAGTTAGTTCCAGGTATAAGTAGTGACATTAAATCTCCTCTGGAAATTCACCTAATGGTCTTGTAAGAGTTCCGTCTTCTTGTTCTGTGTATTCGTATAATGCTTTTAGTTCATCAACTGTTGTACAATTATTTATTAAAGTTTCCATTTCATTTGATTTAGCTCTAACATTTGCTCTGTATGTTGTAATATTACTAGGCACTGAATAATCAGCAACTTCACTAGCTTTTATTACATGCCAATCTGTTGGTGATAATAAACCTGATGCTTCTCCCTTTACAATTTTTTTCTTTTCAGTTTTTAAACCATAATTAATTACTTGATTGCCATCACTATCTAAAACAGGATCACCATCTCCATTCACTGCATCTTCATCGTCTAGTCTTTTAGCCGTTGCAGTTCCCCAAGATTCTGTAACTTGACCATCTGCAAATGTGTAAGTTGAATTTGTGTTATCGTAATATGCAGGGTCTTTATAGTTTGTTTTATCTACTACTATTTGATAAATACCAATATCATTTAATTCAGATTGCGACCATAACTGAAATATTTTTGCTGGATATCTTACATCTCCTATTACAACTGATTTAGGAAAATTTACATATTGTGTTATATTATTATCTTTTACTATTGCGTACATATTTTAACTCTCACTTAAATTTAATGTTCTACCTACTTCTTGCCATACAGCACCATTATATCTAAAAACTAATATATCGGTTTTGCCATCTGTTGAAGTAAATGTTGGTGCAGTTGACGCTGCAAATTCAAATACAGTATTAAATGCTATAGTGTGTGAGCCATCATAATTTATTTCTAAACAAACAAATGAGCCTTCAACTGAATTAGTTGGTGCAGAGAATGTAGTGTTTTCTGTTGTTAAATGATATGCGTTTGGTTTAGCTTGAACATCCCATGCTACAGCATTTGATGATGACGTTAATGCTTGTTGTGGAATATAAGCTAGATCGTTAAATTTAATGTATCCTGTTCCATTTGTTGAAACATCTATGTTACCATTAGCGCCATCAGCTAAAGTTATATTTCCAGAGTTTGTGCCATTATTTGTATTTAAAATTAAATCACCAGTTCCTTGAGTGGTTAATGTTGCATCAGCGTTGTTATCACCGATTTGAACCGTATCTGCTTGAAGTGTTACATCTCCTGTTCCGTTCGGAGAAATATCAATGTTGTTATTAGCACCATCAGTAATTGTTATTGTGCCTGAGTTTGTGCCTGAGTTTGTGTTTAAAACTAAATTTTCTGTTCCTCCAGTTGTAACCGTAAGTGTGCCTGCACCATTTGAAGTTAATACAGCTGCTGCTCCAGAGTCACCGACTTTAACTGTGTCTGCTGCAAGAACTACGTCACCTGTACCATTTGGTACAATATCAATATCTGCATTTGAAGTTGATACAATATCATTTCCGTTAACATCTAAATCACCACCTAATTGTGGTGTAGTGTCTTCAACAACATTTGCTATACCAGTTCCAATTGCAAGTGTTTTAATATCTGGGTTTGTACCATCGTTAGCTGCAGCAAAAACTATTTTATCACCTTTATCTGTTGCAGAAAAAGTAAACGTAGATCCTGAACCAGATGCATATTTAAATTGAACTGTGTGTGACCCTGAAGTTGAGTTTCTTAAAATATAAAAATTTTGAACATCCAAAGGTATTGTAACAATTTGATTTCCTGTAATTGTACCTGTAAATTCAATCATTCTATGACCAGCAACATCACCAGTTCCAGAATCAGAAATACTTAAAGCCGTAGTATTTGCACCACCAGCAATTGATTGCTGAGTAAATCCACCTGATATTTGTTCAATAAGTTGTAAATTAGTATTAGTTTTTGTTCCCCATGTACCGGCGTTTTCACCAGTTGCTTGAAGTTCAACACCTAAAGGTGTAAATGTTGATGCCATAAATTTTATCTCCTATGCAGCGTCACTATAACTTGTATTTGATCCAGTTGCAACATCTGAATATGATGAATTCGAACCTGTTGAGGCATCACTATACGACGAATTTGAGCCAGTGTCAACATTACTGTAAGAACCATTAGATCCTGTGTCAACATTTGCATAAGCTTGTATTCCAATCGTAGGATCTACAAAAGTAGCTTGTAAACCAGTTAAACCCATTACATCTGATGGAGTAATAGATCCAGTTGAAAATGTTGTAGCTATGCCTGTTAAAGGAACACCTATTTCAGAAACTACAGATCCTATTGCAGATGTAGATGCAACACCTGTTATATTAATTATTTGAGCATCATCAATTTCTATTTCACCCACACTAGCTGTTGATGAAATACCAGTGATTGCTGCTGGACCAAATTCTAATCCCAGTGTTCCTACATTAAATGTAGATGATACTCCTGATATTGATGCAGGGCCAAACTCTAATCCTAGTGTGCCTAAATTTGCTGTGACTGCTTGACCTGTAATATCTGGTGTTGAATCACTAGTAAAAGTTGTGCTTCCAATATTTGTTGTTGCCTCTTGCCCTGATAATCCAACAACATCTGCAGGAGAGATTGATCCTACACTTGAAGTTACATCTAAACCAACAACGTTTAAAACTTGATCAGGAGATTCTCCCCAAGAATTATCTCCCCATGCATCTCTACCCCAACCAGTTAAGGTTCCCACATAAGACAAAGTTGGTGTTGCAAAAGTTGATTCTGATCCTGTAGCAGTTACTATTTCTTCTAAAGCAATAGTTAAACTACCAACACTAGTTCTTGCAAATTTTAAAAGTTGATCTCCTGTAGGTGGATCTGCAACCATATCTAAAGGAACACCAATACCTTGAACGGCTGTGCCTAAAGAAGATGTTGCTTCTAGTCCTGTTGGTTCAACAGAGTATTCTACACCCCAACCAGAATTGTTCCATTGTTGTCTGCCCCAACCTTCTAAATTAAATGATTGTGGTGTTCCTAATGCAGAGGCTGCTGCGGGAGCAGTAAGAGGTACCTCTATAACATTATCTTGCCACTCGTTTGATCCCCAAGTGTTAGTACCCCAGGTAGATGCCATAAGGAGTCCCTCCTTACGCTATACGAATGATTGCGTTACTTGCGTCTGCTGTTGGAAATTGAATTGTAAATGTTCCGCTAGAAACTGTTTTGTCACCACCAAAGGCGATAACAGCAACAGCTTTGTTAGACTGAGAAGAATTATAAATTAATGCACCGTTAGCTGTGAAAGATGCTGAAGTAAAACTTACATCTGCAAAATCACAGAATGCAGTTGTCCCAGACGTTGTTGGTGTAACACTTGTTAAAGTTGCACCACCTGAACTGTATGCAGATCCTGATGTGTTTGAAATTTCGTTTGTGGCTGAAAATGCAGTTGTTCCAGCACCTAAAGAAGCAGAACTTGTGTATAAAGCTATTTTAAATGTGTCACCACTAGATGCAGTAAAATTATGAGTTCCAACTAAAATTTCTTGTTTGAAACTTGTGCAAATTGCTGATGATATAGCCATAATTTTTCTCCTACGGGTTTGCTGAAGTTATTGGTATACGAACAGCGCCATCAGTATAGTCATCTCTTCGTCTTCTACCAACTTGCTCGTTAGCAAACTTCTGTACTTCTTGTTTATACTTATTTTCGTATAGTGTCAACATGTCTATCGGACCTTTTAAAAATCCGTATGCCTCTGATAAACAACAATATAATAGTCCATTTGGAAAGTTAAGACTAATATAATTAGTGTCATTGTTTTCTAATAATGCAGGAGCCACATTGTAATGAACTTTAAATTTATATGTAGTATCAGGAACAGGAGCAAACATTATTCTTCCAGAAGTGGTATCGGATTCTCCTGTAGCACCACCAAACATAGCATAGTATTTTGGCTGTCCTCTTTTAGCTGATTCAGTTGATGAAACATACTCTTGTAGATATGAAATATCTTTTTTTTCTAAAAATACGTTTGCTCCAGTTACAGCTGACGTTGAATCATATACTTGTATAGCTCTAATAAAAACAGCTCCTGCTGGAGAGTTGATGGTTGATTGACCAGCCACTAGATTACCGTCTTGTTGTTTTCTATCTGCATCAATAGGCACATCTCTAAATATTCTATATTGTGCATTTAATATTATATTTTCTAAAACAGAATCTGATAATACATTAGAATCTGTTTCCGTATAACTTCTAATCTGTGTCTTTAATCCTGATGCACTTAATCCAGCCATTAAATAACTCCTGCTTGTCTTAACTCTCTACAAATAGAGCAGCTTTTTTTATATCTATTATGTGTCCCACATTTTTGTGGTTCTTTTTTTATTTCTTCTTTTACTTCTTCATACAAAACAAGATGAGGATCTTGTTTTTCTGATTTAAATATATTTTTTATCCAATTCCAAATATTACTTATCATGGTGTTATAGTAACTGGACCTGCGGTCACAGTTGGTCCTCCTGCTTCTTCTGTTATACTAGGAGTTGACCCTAGTGTAAACGTATATTTATTTGTTGTAGTTACTGTTATACTAAAACCTGAAGAATCTTCGTAGGCTGTAAAAGCTACACCTCCGGGACTTCCTTGTACATTTCTAAATCTTACTGTATCTCCTGAAGTTCTTCCATGATTATTTTCTGTTACAGTTACTGTTGTTGATGATGCTGTAGTAGAAAAAGGATTGTTTCCTAACAAGACAGCAACAGCTGGTTCTACTCTATCTGTTCTAACATTTCTTAATGCAATACCATCTGCACCATGTGGTTTAGGTTCTAACTGTGGTTGTTTAGCCTCGTATTCTGAAACATGGACCAATGATCCGTTCCATTCTCTAAGCATTTCTCTATATGGAAATTCCATACCAGATCTATCTGATATTGCTTTTGCGTATTTACCTGTTGCGTATTTTGCCATTATGCTCCCGGATAGTATGCTTTAGGTGTTATGTGAGTGCTAGACGCAGATCCATCTTCTGCTAACGCTCTAGCAAATTCATCTTCATAATATAGTTTCATTTGTTGAATTAATTGTGGTTGATATTTTTGTGCAAGATAAAATGCTAAACCCGATATCATACACGGCACAAATCTAAATGGTATGTCAGTTGCATTTGTATAATCTCCAATATCTTGAATTCTTTTTATGTAATAAAAATGCATATCTTTAGATGCGTTAGTAGAATCGGGTGTAGGGTAAACTTGTATACTAACGTGATCTATAAATCTTTGAACAAAATATTGATTAGGTGTTCCTTTAGAAAGCTTATTTGAAAATCCTCCATAAGTTGATCTATCAACCTTTGTCATCGGACTATCTGATTGTGTTGTTTGAGTTCTGTTAGATCTTAAATGTGCTTCAAGAATATCAGATATTCCATATATACCGTTTGGATTTGATGTAGCACTTGTGCCATCAGAACTAGCTCTAAAGAATTTATACTCTGCTTGTCCTTCAATTAAATCTAAATCTAATTCATCTATTTCCCAATAGTGAATACCTCTATTACCCCACTCTTGAAATAATATATTAAGAGATCGTCTAGCTGATTTCATTTGATAACCAGCTACAGAATTTAAACCAATACGTTCGAAAGCTTCTTCTATGATTTCATCAATAGAAAAAGTTTTATCGAATGTCGCTGTTCCAGAGGTAGTGTTAGCCATTTAACCTCCTAGCCGTCAAAATATACAGTTACCGCGTTACAACTTGTTTCAGT